GAAGCAGGTTGTGTAGCTAGTGCAGGAGCAGTAGAAGCAGGTTTAGGTGAAAGAAAAGTGCTCTGAAATAAGTCATCTTCTTTTGATAGACCAGAGCCTGCAGCTTCTTCTATTGATGCTGATCCAGACTGAAGCCTTTGATCCATGTCTGCTTTCTTAACAGCAGCTTCATCTTTTGTTTCTGCTATTTGACTTTCTTTTTTAAATCCAAGGTACGCAAGACCTCCAACTAATCCAACAGCAGCAGCTCCAGCTGCTACACCTCCAACTGCCCCCATTCCTAGTTTTGAGCCAGTACTAGCAGCTTTACCTACTGTTGATGCTTTACCTGCTTTACCTATTTTTCCAGGAAGATCGGGTAGGGAAGGTGATCCACCACTACCAGAAGATTTATCTTCTGTAGTCTGATTTAATTTTTTAAGTTCTTTAAGTATTTCTTTTTGAGTCTCACTAGTCTCTTCAGCTGTTTTTAATTGATCTATTTCTACTTGCTTGGGTTGGTTTAAGGCATCCTTGGCCTCTAAAGTTTCTGCTGAACTCATAACTGGAGCAGCATCCGGCTTAGTGTAATAGTTTGATTTTACCGATTCCTTTACACCTTTACCAAAACTTTTAATACTACCAAAAAAAGATTTAAGTTCATCCTTTAAAGTAATTTCTTTTTCTTCTTCGTTAGGACTATCTCTCCCACCCCCTTCTTTTTTACTTCTATTGCTTTTACCCAAAGATTCATGAATTTTCTTTAAATTTTCATTTATACTTTCTAAAAGCTTAGTTTGTTTTTCTCTAACCTCTTTTGCCTTAGATTCTTGATCCAAAGCATTAATGCTCTTTTTTGAGAGGTCAGATATTGCACTTTTAAATTCGTCGCTGCCTGGAGTAATTATAGCCATTTAAATATGCTTTGAGTTTTGTTTTAAAATTTTAAGTCTTTCGTTTTCGTTCTTTACAAAATCTACCAACATTGTAATATAAACTTCCCTTTCCCAAGGCATCATATTTTCTATTTCAGTTAATGAATATTTGTGATGTTGCATTAACGAGAAATTCATACTAAAATAGTTAATTAAACTTTCCTGAGAAAGGGTTAGACGAAAAAATTTTGCAGTCCTTCTATTCGTGAAGTATTATGATGTCCACACTTAGGACAATCCGATTCTACTTCTTGTACTATTTTTGGAGACGTAATAAAAAACTGCTCTATTTTTTCAAACTGCTCCTTAGTTAAACTGTTTATAAAAATATCTAAATCTTCTTCAGACTGTTCATCTATATCCCAATACTGATCTTCTTGAAACACTCCTTTAACACACTTTTTAACCATTTTAAATACTTCTTCTGTGTTATCTGATTCGTAAATTTTTACTACAGAATCAAACTTTGGATATCTCATATGTACACCAACACTATTATTAATCATAATTTTATTAGTGTGGTTATCTTTTTTTTCTACCTTTAAATTTTCAATATTAAAATTAGAATCGTAGTTCTCTTTACAGTTAGCACAAGTAATCACCACTTCAACTTTTTCACTAATAGACTTTGCTCTTAGTTGCATAAAAATGTATTCAACATCAAAGTGAGTAAGTTCTTTAGTATTTAACTTTTGAAACGTACACACATCTACTATTTCGTTTACAATCCTAATTACTTCGTCTTCGCTTGCTTCAGCCATAGTAAGTAAAACTTTATGCTCTTTAACTAAAAATGGCCTAAATCTTACTGGCTTATCGGTTGAAGGTAAAATTAATTCATAAGTTGGTACTTCAAGAATTGGTAAAGGCATAATATCTCCATAAAATTAAGGCGACAGAGGAAAGTTACTTCCTTGATCTGCTCCAGTTCCACCTGGGTTGTTATCTGAACTCCACGAAAAAGAGGCAAAGTTTCTCACGGGAGTGTTCGTAGAGAGGTTTGGTACAATAGAAGGAGAGACTAAAGGTATTCCTTTCTTGCGAGCAGATAAATCTGTTCTTCTCCACAAACGATATGCAAAAATAATATTTAATCTGTGTGTTTGGTTTTGAGAAGCTTGATTTAAATCCATTAAGTTCATACTACGAGGAAAAGCTTCTAACAAATCTACTCCGTATGTTATTTGATCTCTTTCGTCTAACTGATTAATAGTTATTTCACTTCTATAGTCTTCTTGAAATCTAACTTCAAAGGAATCTCTATCTATAATAGTTTCCATCCAATCATCAAAAAATTTTTTTACTTTCATTTCTCTATCAACATGAAAAGTCATGCTTATTCCGTCCCCACCATATTCAGATCCGATTGGTCTTTGCTCTGAAGGACCAGAAGCTATCTTCAAAGGTCTTACAGATAAATTTAAAGGGGGAAAGTTGGAAATTTCTGCAAATAAACTTACAAGTCTAGAATTTTCTGAGTTTACGCTTCCTCCAATTCTGGGAGGTTTAATTAAAACTTCAAATCTATTAGATCTAGCTAAACCTCTAGACTTTACTTGAGCTTGAAAGTTGGCTAAACTGAATGTGGCCATTAGTATTTTTTCCTTATTTCTGTCCAGACGGTATTTTTGGATGCACCTTCAAAACTTTCAACTGGTAATTGTGAAGCAATAATCCAATCTGGAAACGGTACTCTTAAAAACCTTGTTTGTATATTATCGTTAAGATATCTTCTTACACAAGCTCTAGCTGGTGCCAATTTTGAGGCACTTTCTAATATTCTCCACGAAAAGTTTAATTTTGTAGTTTCATCCATCTTTTCGTTGTTTGTATAATCTGATAAAAAACCTAAAATTCTAAATCTTAAAAGGTAGGGTAGATAATGTAAGTTAAGTCCAACAAACCCACCACTAAACTTCCTAAAGGGTAATACTAATGGAAACAAATCGTAAAAAGGAAGCTTATCCTTTAGCTTAGGATCATAACCAAACAAATACATTTCACCGGGAAAAATGTTATTTACCAACTTTCCCTCCCTCATAAGTTGGGTAGTTTGAATTCTACCTAACTTCCTTATTTGAGTTTGATACCATTGAGAAGATCTCTCAACATCTCCTGCCTGTGTTCTTAAGGTTGAAAAAACGTTATTAGCCATTATTTTTTAATACCAAGATCTTTTTCCGTTAGTACTAGAAATTTCCAACCTCTGTCTTCGCAAAAAATATTTGCTGCCTTCCATTTTGATTGATTAACTCCATAAGTAAAAACTTCTTCAATAAATTTCTTAGTTTGTTTTTGTGGAATTAGAGGAGGCTTAGTAAATCTTTCTGGTTTAATTTCTATTAAATATTTTGTAATTAGTCCGTTTTTATCTAAAACCTTAATATAAAAATCTACAAAATAACGATGTATCTTATTATCTACTGGTGATTTATATGGAATAACCATAGTTTCTGACCCCCACTCTAATATGGAAGAGTTGAAATCACACCATTTCATAAATTTGAATTCCCAGGACGATCTATAGATTACATCAAACACATCACCTTTGTATTTTTTAGGGTTTTGTATTCTATACCGCCCTTTATAAGTTTCTTTGTACATTTCACAATAAATATAAAGTCCTCAATTTATTTATCCAAAAAAAATGCCAGTTTACTACGAAGATTTTGAAAGAACAATTGAAACTAATGTTGAAAAGTACAGAACTTCGCCATTTGATCCAAAACTCAATGTTTTTCAATATCCCGAAGGATTAGGATCGACGGATAATTTTAAGCAATTTGTACTTTTTAATATAAACGTTAGAGGTAAATCTAAGTTTAATAGGGATCAAAGACTCGAGGTGGTAATAAGAGAAGATTCTGCTCAACTTTCCGAAGATCAACTATCTCAAGCTGCCACCGCTACAGCTGCTTTAGCTGGTGCTGCTGCTGGTGCTGGAATAGCTAGTCTAGCATTAAACTTTGCCGGTAAATTAAACGAAAAAGAAAAAGCTACAGGTTCCAACTATAGGCCAGCTGGATCGGGTGGATTAAAAGATACTCTTATTAAAGGTTCAGGTGCTGCTGCTGGTGCATTGACTGGAGTAGCTTTGGCTAAATCGGAAATGCTTAAACCCGATACCACCTATAGAATAAAAGATGCAATTGCGTTGTATATTAATGACCCTCCTTCTGTGAGATACAACGCTCAGTATAGCAATAAAGAATTAGGGACACTGGCTGGTATAGTAGGATCGATATCGAGTATTGATTCAATGGCATCTGCTTTGAAGGCAGGAGGGGAAGCTGGAGCAGCGATAGCTTTAAATTTTGCCAAAGTGCCTTCTGCGTTGGGCATTGGGTCTCCAGCTGAAATTTTAGGAGCTTCTGCTAAAGTTGCATTAAATCCATTCAAAGAAGTTTTATTTGAGTCTATTGATTTCAGATCATTTTCATTTAAGTATAGATTTTTACCTAAAAGTGAATCAGAATCAAAGCATGTAAAATCTATAATTGATAAATTTAAATTCCACATGCATCCGGAACTGAGTACTAATAAACTATTTTTTATATATCCATCTGAGTTTCAAATTTCATATTTCTATAAAGATAAAAAGAATGAGTATTTACACAATTTTAAACCTTGCGTATTAGAATCTATGGATGTTACATATGGGGGAGATACTTACTCTAGTTTTTTAGATACCGGATATCCAACAGAAGTAAACTTATCTCTCACGTTTAGGGAAACTGAAATTCTTACGAAAGATCAAATTGACAAAGGCTTCTAATGTATTTTACTAATTTACCTACCACTTACTTTACTTTAGATGATAGAACTTCTGTTCAAATTGTTACCAATATTTTAATGCGGACAATTTTTACAGATGAATTAAAAGATAATTTTTCTTTGTATGATGAGTATGATATCGTAGATGGAGAAACGCCTGAAATAACTGCATTTAAAATTTATGGTAATTCAGAACTACATTGGATAATTTTACACACTAATGATATTATTGACCCTAGATTTGATTGGGTACTATCTCAAACTCAACTTAAAACATATGTGGAATCTAAGTACGGAAATATCAACGCCGTGCATCATTATGTAAATAACCAAGGTCACACGGTTTCTGGAAATGTGGTGTTGAATGGATCTACTTTTACTACTTACCAGGTTGGAGATGTGGTTTATAATTTAGGAAATGCCGGTGAAGGGTACATCACATCTAAGCCAACTAACACACAAATTATTGTTACAGCCTCTAAAGGAGGCTTTCAAGCTACTAACGTAGTTACAAACAATTTAACTAGTTTTAGTAATGTCACTATCTCCAACGTTACTATAGTGTCAGGTACTCCAGTTACAAATTTTAATTTTGAAGACGAGGCAAATGAATCAAAGCGAAGAATTAAAATTTTAAAACCACAGTATATTCAAAAAGTTATAAACGATTTTCAATCAAAGATGTCTGATATAAATGTCTAATGCTGCAGGATTACAAAAAGCTGGTGCTGTTGAGATAACTGAGCTAAATCTAATTAGCAGTAAAAACACTGTATTTGATTTAAAAGAATTTTTAGTAGAATTCAATCTTTACGAGGATATTTTTTCCAACAACCTTTATGGCGATATACTACTTTCTGATAGTAGGAACCTAATTGACTTAGTACCAATTATTGGAGAAGAATATTTAAATGTGGAGTTTGTTACTCCATCGTTTAAAGAAGCAGGTCATTTTATTAAGAAAACATTTAGAGTATTTAAAGTAAGTAATAGAAAGATTGTTAGGGATAATAATACTCAATTGTTTGTTTTACATTTTGTTTCAATGGAATTGATTTATGATATTCAATTGCCTTTATTTAAAAGTTTTAAAGGTAAGGGTCATCAAATAGTAAATGATTTGTACTTTGACTATCTTGCAGCAAGTAGAAATTTTTTAATTAATGAAAAAGGACTAAATTTAGAAACTCCCGCAACAACTTTAGTAACCATAAACGAAACAAGCAATGATATAAAGTTTGTATCTCCGGGTTGGACTCCTTTTAGATGCATAAACTGGATAGCTACTAAATCTATTCCTAGCAACGGAAAAGCTAATAACTTTTTATTTTTTGAAACTAACAGAGCTTTTTATTTTGGTTCTTTAGAAACCATTTACAAGGATGCAATAGAAAATAAAAATATATTGGGTGTTTATACTCTAGCTCCTAATAATATTAGAGAAAAAGGTGCTGTTGATATAATGAGGGAATTAACTCTTGTTCAATCGGTTGAAATGATAGAATCGACAGATCATATAAAAAATTACACCAATGGATATCTAGCTAATAGATTAATTACTCTAGATATATTAAATAAAAAATACGAACAGTTTGATTATGATTACGTTAGCGATTATGCTAACCACTATCACACATCAGGGAAGGGTAATTTAGCTAAACCAAATTTTGATATTAATGGCCCTAGAAATCCTGCATCAAGTATTAGTTTTTATCCAATTAACTCAAAATTGTTTAATGATTTTAAAGGTAATGTTAGTGAGAAGATAAAAGATATTTACGGTAACAGAAAATCTAGTATGATTGGTACTACCAACATAAAATTAAATTTAGCTGTACCAGGAAGAACAGATATAGAGGCTGGAAGAATGATTTATTTTAAATTTCCTGCTCTTGGTCCAGCGTCTGAGGAAGATCTTAATATGGATAAAATAGATAAAGAGTATTCGGGATATTATTTAATTACAGCTATTCATCATAGAGTGACATTCCAAGAACATACAATGTCGATGGAAGTAATTAAAGATTCACTAAGGATTGAGGAATAATGCAGAAGATATTTAATAAGGATGGGTTTAATTGGTGGATTGGTGTAGTAGAAGATAGAATGGATCCGGAAAAGGCTGGTCGTGTAAGAATTAGAATTTATGGTTATCATACCGACGATAAAGTACTACTTCCTACTGAAGACCTTCCTTGGGCAATCCCAATCATGCCCATCACTTCAGCTGCAACTTCCGGAATTGGAACAACTCCTTTAGGTTTAGTTACAGGATCATGGGTTATTGGATTTTTCCTAGACGGTGAAGATATGCAGCAGCCGGCAATATTTGGAACCATTGGTACTATGACAGCAGATTTAATATTTAAACAAACGGAAGAGGTACCAGAAGTAGTTAACAAAAACGATGGTAAATTAAAGGATGAAAAGGGACAAACAGTTGTAGATAAAAACAATAACCCCGTTCCTGCAGGAGTGCCTCCAGTTGCAGGTTGGGAATTGGGTCAAACATCTGAAAAGTATGAGTCTGCTGGAAAGGGTCCAGGTACTATTAATCCTTATAAAACATCCGAAGATAGAGGTGGAGCTTCGTATGGTACATATCAATTTGCTTCCTTCTTACCTGAAACTACTCCTTCTGGAAAAGCAAGACCTTCGAGTAAAAATTCTCCAGTACTTTCATTTTTAAAATCGTCTAAATTTAAAAATAAGTTTGAGGGACTAATTCCAGCAACAGCAGAATTTGATAGTATGTGGAAAAGTATATCTTCCCAATACCCAACTGAGTTTGATGATGATCAACACGATTATGTAAAGAAAACTTATTATGATGTTATGATAACTAACCTTCAAAGAAAAGGTTTAGATCTAACCAACTTTGGACCTTCAGTTCAAGATTTAGTTTGGAGCACCGCTGTACAATTTGGTCCAAGCAGAACAAGTATATTCTTAGACAGTTTATCTGGTAAGTCAGAACTTACGGATAAAGATATTGTAGAGATTGTATCTGAATACAAAATTGCCAATGCTCCAACATTCTTTAAAAGTAGTGGTCAAAATATTATTGCTGGTGTTCAAACTAGATATAAAAACGAAAAATCTGATCTTAATAAATTAATAACGGTGTAAAATGCCAGTAGATAAAATTACCCAGCTCAGAGATGTTCTTATCCAACAATCTCAAAACCTACCCTCTTATCAATCATTACCTCCTTACACAAAGGGAATTATTAATGGCGTAATTGAAAAGACTGCTGGTGAAACTGCTACAAGAATTAACGACGACGTTGAGAATTTATCTAATAAGCAAATTAACGAGATTGGCCAACAAATAATTGGTCCAAGCAATCCTTTAGATATTGTCAATGGAAACCTATCCTCCTCTGATGTATCAAAAGTACTTGCCCCGATAGCTTCAGATAAATTACTTAAAGGAATTGAGAGTGAGTTTACATTTAAAATATTAAACGGATTAAACAATCAACTACCTCCTTCATTGAGAGGATTAGTTGATGTTAATACCCTTGCTTCTTCTATTACTTCTGGTGGAGTAATTGGTAAAGGTATAAATTCAGCTTTAAATACCTACACAACAGATTTAATGAGTGGAGCTAAAAAAGTAGTTCCTTTTTCTGAAAATGTATCAGAGGAATTTTCTAGAAATCCAGAAAAAGCTTTAGAGAATATTAATAAGGCTTTTGACAATCAAATATCTTCAAAGGCTTTAGAAGAAGCTAAAAAGTTTGATATTAATACTAGCGACAACCGAGAAAAACTTTTAGTTCAAGTAAAAGGGTTTATAGATCCACAAGCAACATTTCCTACTAAAGAATATAAAGGTAAGCCTGAAACAAATAAGTTAGCTCGAGGCGATTTAATTGGCACCATAGTTCAGGCTAAAGAAAAAGATAGACTTAAAGGAATATCCTTACCTTTTGATCAATCTTGGGATCAGCCACCAATACCTTATAAAGCTCAGTATCCCTTTAACAAGGTTACACAAACAGAATCTGGCCATGTAATTGAAATTGATGATACTGATGGAGCAGAGCGAATTCACTTGTATCACAAAAGTGGTACATTTATTGAAATAGATGCTAATGGGTCTGTAGTTACTCGTAAAAAAGGTTCTTCTTATGAAATAATAGACAAAAATGGGTACATTTCCGTAGCGGGGGATGCTTCTTTGTCTGTAAGAGGGGGAGTAAAGATTTATGTTGGTGAAGATGCAGACATAGAAGTACAGGGAGATGTGAATTTAAAATGTCTTAACGATATCACAATGCAAGCTGCTGGAAGGATTGACTTATCAGCAAGTGAAGAAATTAATCTTAGAAGTGCAAATGTGAATATTGAAGCTGACTACGAATTAAGTTTAAAAGGTGATAGCAATGTTTTAGTCTCTTGCAATGATTATTATTTTAAAGCCAACAACGATAGCTATCACCAAGTATTAAATAATCATTACATTTATGTAAATAAGAATTTGTATAATCAGGCACTAGGCGAAATTCATCTCAAAGCTAGTAGCACTATTAACGCTGATGGTTCAGCTGTTCATTTAAATTCTAGTACTGCATCTGATTCTAAACAATCAATTTATTCTTACAATGCTAACATTGGTTTAATTGGTACTAGAAAGGATATTGTATATGAATCTGTACCCGATCCAATATCAGCCAACTACTTAGATGAGAAAGGATATAAGTCAGAGGATGTGGAATTACCTTCTGAATTGAAAAAAGATCAAGAAGCTTTAAAACAGCTTGGTATAGCTTCCTCTTCAGATTTAAATCAATCAGCTATACCCATAGAGTCGGAAACTCCTAAATCAAATAGAAATGATATTATTAAGCCAGATGATTCACTATTGACACAAAGTTACTTACCAGACAATTATCAATTATCTAAGCATTTTACTTTAGGAGATTTATCCTCCAGGGCAGTGGTGACAAAAAACCCAGTACAAGCTCAGGCAGGATTAACATACGGTCAAATTGTTTACAACTTAGCAGCAATAGCTTTAAATGTGTTAGAGCCTTTAATTGCATTGTACCCAAAGGCAAAAGTTACATCTGCTTATAGATCAGCGTCTGGTTCTTCCTCTACATCCCAACACCCTAAAGGTCAGGCTGCAGATATTCAAATTCCTGGAATAGCAAAAGGAGAGTATTATGAAGTAGCTAAGAAATTATCTACACAATTAAATTATGATCAATTATTATTAGAATATAAAACCTATGGCACTGGATTACCCTGGATTCATATTTCTTTTGATGTTAATAAACCCAGAAAAGTTGTGATGACGTTCTTTAATGATAAAAAACATTCAGACGGTTTGTCTAATTTAGCTTAACATGCCCGGTATAGCTAGAGTAGGTGTAGATTCGGCAGGAGGAACTATATTAGGTGGAGGTCAATCTACTGTATTTTGTAATGGTAGTTTAATTGCAGTTTTAGGAGATGCTGTGCAGGGTCACGGTACTGGTCCTCATAGTAGTCCAGTAATGGCTCAAGCATCAACAAATGTTTTTGCTGGAGGAAAAGGAGTTTGTAGACAAGGGGATCAAGCTTCGTGTGGACATGTAGCTACAGGTTCTTCTAATACGTTTGCAAATTAATAATTTTTTAGCGATAAATAATAGTATGCCTATAAATCGAAAAACAAGAGAATATACAGACTTTAACTTACTTTTTACAACAAATCCTGCTACTGGGGATCTTACTAAAAAGTCAGACGAAGAAGCTATTAAAGCGTCTGTAAGAAACTTAATTCAAACTAAAAATTTTGAACGTCCATTTCATCCAGAAATAGGTTCTCAAATTTATTCGTTGGTTTTTGAAAACTTTTCGCCCGTAATAGCGCAAGTTATGAAAAAAACTATTTTTGATACCATAGAGAAATTTGAACCTAGAGTAAGTGTAACCGACGTGAGAATACAAGAAAGACCTGATTCTAACGAGCTTAGTGTTGACATACAATTTTTAATTAATAGCTCCGATAAACTAGTTACTTTAAAAACATCAATTCAAAGAGTACGATAATGGCGAATCTTAGAATAGCGGAGCTGGATTTTGACACCATCAAGTCAAATCTAAAATCTTTTTTACAATCTCAAAATGAATTTACAGACTTTGATTTTGAAGGGTCTAGTCTTTCGGTTTTAATTGATCTTTTAGCATATAATACTCACTACAATGCGTATCTTGCAAACATGGTAGTTAACGAGATGTTTTTAGATTCTGCTGTAAAGAGATCCTCTGCTGTTTCTCTTGCTAAACAATTGGGATACACGCCCAGATCGATTAGGAGTGCTAGAGCGGTTTTAAACGTTGTGGTTAACAATCCTCCAGGAAACCCTGAAACCATTACTTTAGATAGATACACTCCTTTTACTGTTACACTTAATGATACTTCATATACTTTCTATAATCTTTTTCCAATCACTGTTACTAAGTTATTCAGTGGTGAATATGTTTTTTCAAATTTAGAGGTTGTAGAAGGAACTCCTTTAAGTATTTCCTATGTTGTAGCAAATCCTGGTACTGAAGAAAAATTTGAAATACCTTCTCCGACAGTTGACACATCTACCCTCTTAGTTACAGTCCAAAATTCCTCTTCCAATACATCTTCTACAGCTTTTATTATTAGTGACAACATAGCAAATGTTTCTTCTAATTCTAGAGTTTATTTTTTAGAAGAAAATCCTTTTGAAAAATATCAAATATATTTTGGAGATGATGTTATAGGTAAAAAGCTATCAAATGGAAATATTGTAACAATAAGATACCTTTCTTCACAAGGTGGAGCAGCAAATTCTTCCAACTTAACTAATCAACAATTTACCACCACATCAATAGCTGGTACGAGTAATGTTATAATATCTACTGTTACTAATCCACATGCAGGCTCTGCTAAGGAAAGCATTGGTTCTATTAAATTCAATGCCCCTAGAATGTATTCCACAAAAAATAGAGCAGTAACTTCTACAGATTATGAATCTTTAATTTATTCTAATTTTTTAGATGCCGAATCAGTGTCAGTGTGGGGAGGAGAGGAAAATGATCCACCATATTACGGTAAAGTTTTAATTTCACTCAAACCCTACGATGGTTATACCATATCTCAAGCTACTAAAGATTATATAATTGAAAATGTACTTAAAGACAAAAAAGTATTATCTATACAACCAGAATTTATTGATCCTGAATACAATCACGTAAATTTAAAAGTTTATGTTGATTATGATTCTTACTCAACAACAAAAACCACAAGTCAAATAGAATTTATAGTTAGAAATACAATTCAAACATATTTTGCAAACGAGCTTCAAAAGTTTAATAAAAATTTTAATAAATCAACTTTAATTAAACTTTTACTCGAATCAGATTCAGCTATTTCATCTGTAATTATTACAATTAAATTACAGAAAAGATTTAACATTACTTTAAATGCTGAAAATGCTTTTATTGGAGATGATGTAATTAAATTTCAAAATGCAGTAATTCCTGGATCTATAAACAGTTCTAGATTTTTTATTAACAATTCTAATACTACAACTATTTCTAAAATTATTGATATTCCAAATAACAGTCCTCCAGATAATCTTGGATCAGGCACTTTTAGATTAATAAATGCCGAATCAGGTGCAATTCTTAAACCTAATGTTGGTACAGTTAATTACGGAACTGGTTTAGTTAATATTGATGGTTTTACACCTACTGCTCTTCCTAATAACATTTTTGACTTTAGAATTACAGGATCTGTACAGGAAACAAATCATAATATTCAGACAAGCAAAAATGAAATTCTAGTTTTAGATGATAGTTCTAACGACGCTTTTGCTGGATTAGAAGCTGGTTTAACAGTTTTTGTAACAGCAGTTTAAGATGCCTACTACTAGAATAAAAGAAAAAATATCAGATTTAATAGCAAGTCAAGTACCCGAGTTTGTAAATTCGGACTATCCTACTTTTGTAGCTTTTTTAGAAGCTTACTATAGATTTTTAGAACAAGATGAGCATGCACTAGAGTTGGTACAAAATGCTAGATCATACAATGATATAGATAGAACTGCATCATCGTTTATATATTTTTTTATTAAACAATACGCATTTAATTTTCCTGTTTCGGCAGCAACTAACCAAAGATTTTTATTAAAAAAGTTAGGAGATTTGTACGAATCTAAAGGAAGCGAATTATCGTTTAAATTGTTTTTTAAAATACTTTTTAACACAGATGTAAGTATAGAATATCCTTACGATTTCGTATTAAGATCGTCGGATGGTAGATGGGAGCAAAAAAATTCAATAAGAGTTGAAACAGTTTTTGGTAGTGTTTCAGATATAACAAATCGATTTTTAACTTACACCAATCTCTTAAATCCTGTCAATAATCAAACCTATCAAACCTCTATAACCGAAATAAAAATTTTATCTAATAATTTAACCGAAATTTATTTAGATAGAAAAAATATTGCTCCAGACTATCATTTAGAGGGACAAGTCATAGTCTATGATGAAGAAAACAATATAATTTTTATAGGAATTATTAAACCAACTGCTTTGTCTGTTAGTGTTAATAGCCCAGGCGAAGGGTTTAAAATAGGTCAAATATATTCTGTCAAAGATTCAAATGTACAAGGTACATTTCTTCAAATTACATCATTAGATTCTAATTCCGGAATTTCGTCAGCAAAGGTAATTAATTTTGGTTTTGGTTATACTGGCAACCTTACTGTAGATTTAGATCCTAAGAAAAAATTTGCAGAAAACTTGCCAGTACCTAAACCTAATAACGTTTCTACTATTACTTTAAATGTTGGGTCGTTAAGTAAATATCCAGGTGAGTTTAAAAAAGTAAATGGTTTGTTGTCTGTGCCAGAGGTTTGTTTACCTGATGATAGATTATTTCAACCATTTTCGTATGTAACTAATACCGACTTAGATATAAAACGATTTTATAGTTTAGCTAAAAATGTTGTTCACCCCGCCGGTAAACAATTATATAATAAAGTAAACTTTAAAAACGATATAAACGTATTAAGTTCTTTTGCTCTTGTACCTACTTCAAACATCTTTATTGACCTATATGATAAGATAGATTTCTTAGATACCGTCAGTATAGCTAAGCTCTTCAATAGAGCATTTAATAATACAGCCAATATAATTGATCCTATAAGTTTGAATTTAACAAAGTCCAATATTGATTTGTCTGTAAGTCTTTCAGACTCAATTTTAATAGGAGCTTATTTAGACGGTGTTAGTGGTACTTTCTTCGCAGAGGATTACACATCGGAGAATTATAATGGAGATGTAATTTATTTGTAATAAAATTTTACCGTAAATTTACAATAAATATAGTATAGTCAATTTAGGAAAACACATGATAACCGAATCATTTACCGTCAAAGGCGAGTTAAACATTAAAGTCATAGATTCTTTTAATAATTTAAAAGATGAAAGAAATATAAAAAACTTAGTTGTTTCTAGCGGCAAGAATTACATTTCTTCCCGTATGACTTCAAACTCATCTGTAGTAATGAGTCATATGGCTATTGGAACTGCCAACGTAGCATCTTCGACTGGTCAGACACTTCTTTTGGGAGAGGTTGCAAGAGTAGCCTTAGATTCTTCAGTTATTACTAATAATACGGTCACATACATTGGTACCTTTGGTGCTGGTGTTGGAACCGGAAGCTTACATGAAGCCGCTATTTTCAACGACTCTCTAGCCAACATAGGTACTATGCTATGTCGTACTAATTTCAATTCAGTGAATAAATCTGCTGGCGATATCATAGTTATTACATGGAATATAACCGTAGAATAATATGTCATTTTTACTAAAAGACATTGCTCATACCTCTTTGGTTGATGCAGTATACAATGAAATACTTTCTAGCAGATCCAATTACTATTATTTTATTGGTGAGATTTTAGAGTGGGCTGACCCAAGCACTCCCGAAACTCCTTTAAATACTGGTACATATGAATATGATACACGCAATAAAATTCTTGCAGTCAAAAAAGTTTTAACCTCAGATATTTCATATGTCGTACCCAGAATAGATTGGTCGTCAAACGTTGTCTATGATCAATATGATCCAGATTATAGCCCTACATTTTTATCTAATACTGGAGCCAATTCCTTAAAAACTTCTAGATTCTATATTTTAACTTCAGACTTTAATGTATATAAATGTCTTTATAATAACAAAGGTGCTAACTCAACAATACAACCTACCTTTACTGATTTGACAGCAGTTACTACTGCTGATGGCTATACGTGGAAATATCTCTATACAATTCCCCTATCTTTAAGAAATAGGTTTTTAACTGATGATTTAATGCCAGTTCAAACCTATCTAAACAATGCTTATTATTCAAACGGAGAAATTAGTTTAATTGTAATTGAGAATCAAGGATCGGGTTATCTCGGCAATGCTCAAACAACCTTAACAGTAAATGGTGTTTTTAGAGGATTACCGGGTAATGTTGTAGCCACTTTAGATCCTATTTTAAATAGTTCTGGATCTTTAGTTGGAGTAAAGATTAAAAATCAAGGCAATAATTACAGTTCTGCTAATATTAGTATAAACGACGTGACTGAGTTAGGCTCAAGTTTTTACAAGTCGCTTAAAACGGCTACTATTTTTAATGGTGGAAATTCTTATTCTAATAGTGGCATTACTTCAAACACTACAGCTAGACTTGTAACAACAGGGGTTTTTCAACCTAATGCTAATGCTGTTCTAACATTAAATTTTTTAAACAATGTAGTTTCTGGTATTAACATTGTTTCTCCTGGTAATGGATATTCAACTGAAGTCATAGCCAATACAAGTATTAACATCTCAACATCAGGAAATCTTCAACCTGTAGCAAACGCTACTGCAAATATTACATTCAATAATACAGCTACTTTAACACCTATATTATTTAATGGAAAAGTTGACAGAGTATTGATTAACGACCCTGGGGTGGGTTATAGTTCTAATCTACAAACAACAATTGTTGTGCAGGGAGATGGGTCTGGAGCTACTCTTGTACCATACGTAAACTCAGCCGGAGCGTTAGAAGATATAATTATTCAAACAAGAGGTAATGGCTACACTTATGTCGACTTAGAAATAGTTGGAGATGGTTCTGGAGCAAACGCAAGAGCAGAACTTTCGTCATATGATTTAGATACTAATCAAGCATTGATAGAACTTTCTGCAGTAGATGGAGCAATTCACGCTTTTAGAGTTTTGAATGCTGGTGATAATTATTTCAACGGAAATACAACGTTAACTGTTACTGGGGATGGAGAATCATTTACGGGAAATGTGGTTTTAGCTAATAATAATTCCATAAGCCACATAAGCGTTACTAATCCAGGATATGGTTATTCTTACGCAGATGTTACAATATCGGGCGTTGGTTCTAACGCAGTGGTCGAAGCTATAATTTCTCCTCCTAATGGTCATGGAAGTGATGGTGTAAATGAATTGTATGCAGACACTTTAATGTTTTATTCTACAATAAATAACGATAAGCTGCACAATATAAATATCTTAAACGATTTTAGACAGTTTGGGTTAGTAAAAAATATTAAACAATTTGCTAATTCAAGAGCATTTGCTAATGTTATTGGAACTTCTTGCTATTTAATTACAGCTAACACTGTTGTAAATTCTCAATCCAATACTTTAACTAGAGACACTATTTTACAACTTAATGGTAATGCATCTAGAACCTTTGAAGTGGTTGAAGTCTTAAGCGCTAATAATCAAATATTAGTAAATGATCTTAGCAATTTTTTACTAACTACCGGTAATTCTTTTTATGACGCAAACACTGCATCTAATTTTGATATTTTAACTATCGACAAATATCCCGACATAAATAAATTTAGCGGCGAGCTATTTTTTATTGACAATAGAACTCAAGTAACTTATAGCGATGAACAACTTGTAACTTTTAGAACTACTATTAAACTATAATGCCTACCATATACCCATCAGCTCCTTATTTTGACGATTACGATTCTACTAAACAATTTTATAGAATTTTGTTTAGACCTGGGCGTGCGGTACAAGCAAGAGAACTAACCCAACTACAAACTTTAATCCAAGGTCAAATAGAAAGATTTGGAAAAGGAATTTATAAAGAAGGATCTTTTGTAACTCCATCTGAATTAATTTTTGATAAAAGATATGCTTTTGTAAAACTTCAAACAACTCATGCATCCGTAAATGCTGATGATGTAATAGGAAATTTGTTAGATCAAGTAATTGTAGGACAAAATAATGGCGTAAAAGCTACTGTTGTAAATTTCACGACTTCCACACTCACAGATCCTCCTACCCTATTTGTAAAATATTTAAATTCAGGAAATGCTGGAGTATCTAAGACTTTTGCTAACAATGAAATTATTGTTAACGAGGATGGAGATATAAGTGTTAGATCTGCAACTTCATCTGCTACAGGCAATGGAACAGCCTTTTCTGTAGGTGAAGGTTCAATATTTGTAAAAGGTGTGTTTGTAACTGTAAATTCTCAAACAAAAATTTTAGAAAAATATTCAGAAGTTTCTAATTCTATTATTGGACTTACTATTACAGAGAGCATTGTTACTTCTGAAAATGATTCAAGTTTATTTGATCCAGCTATAGATACCTACAATTACTTTGCACCTGGTTCAGATAGATATAAAATTGATTTATCTGTTTCTACAAGAAACTTTACTCCTCAAACCATTGATGATCCTAATTTTATTGAACTTTGTAGAATTGAAAATGGTACAATCATTGCTCTTAACAATGATCCTCAATTTAGTATTCTGGGAGACACACTTGCAAGAAGAACGTATGATGAATCTGGGGATTACGTCGTAAAACCTTTCGAAATAAAACTTATTCAACATTTAAGAACTAGCCCAAATGCTAATTTATCTTTTAGCTCTGTAGATGGGGTATTTACCTCCGACCAGGGAGGAAATGATAATTTATTTGTTAATGTACTTTCTGCTGGTAAAGCATATATTAAAGGTTATGAGATAGATTCTCTCAAAACAAGCTATATAAACTCAGAAAAAGCTAGAGATTTTATTTCTGTAAATAATTCTCCTATTGCTACTCCGATAGGAAATTATGTTTATGTTAGCAATGTTTTCTCCGCACCAACCCTGGATACTATTGCTAATGTAAGTATATATGATAGATACACTGAAGCAGATGGTGCTCCAAGTGGCAGTTTAATAGGAACTGCTCGAGCTCGTGGACTTGAATACTATTCCGGAACAGTGGGTACTGGTAGTGCCGTTTATAAACTTTACCTATTTGATGTACGGACTAATGAAGGTAAAACTTTTGTAGATAGTGCAAAGCAGATTTATTTTGACAATCAAGTAAATCCCGATTTTACAGCCAATATAGTATCAGTTAAAACATATCTTTCTGGTACAATAAATTTTACTACAGCTAATACAGATGTTTTTGGTGTAGGTTCTTTATTTTCTACAGAATTAAAAGTTGGAGATTATATAGATGCAGATACAGGCAACTCATCTGTCAGATTACAAGTATCTTCTATACTTAATAACAATTTTTTAAATGTAACTGGAGCTCCATCAGCCGCTAAAAACGGAGTAAAGTACACTATTGAAAAATCTAGAATAGAAGAAACTAAAAAAAATACTTACATATTTAAATTGCCTCAGGATGTAATTAAAGCTCTTGATCCAACTAGCTCTGAAACAATTTATAATGTTCAGAGACAAGTCGAGAGAACATTAGCATCTGGTCAAGTAACTTTGATTGCTGGAACCGATGAAGTATTTGCTCCTATCAGTTCAACAAATTATTCTATAATAGTTTCACAAAATTCTACTTCAGGACCTACCCCAGGAACTTACATAGATCCCAACACACCCGGTTTGCTCACAAGAGGGGGTACTCCGACGGGTAAAACTTTAATAGTTAATGCAACAACTGCAGGTTCGGGAGTTGGATTAAATGCTGGCCAAATCATTCAAATTATTGCTAATGTACAAAAAACTAATTCTGCTGCAGTAAGAAAAAATAAGACCTTGTTTTCTGACTACGAAGAATTTTTTGAGGATCAAGAAGATGCTACTCAATCCACAATATCATTAGGTCAAGCTGATGTTATTTTATTGAAAGAAGTTAGTATGTCAAAAACTGCTTTTGGAACATCCTATTCTTCGAGTGGCGCAGTAGACATAACTGACAGATTTATTTTAGATAATGGCCAACGATCTACCTATTACGACGTTGGTAAATTAAAACTTAAAACTAATGCCTCTAAACCTAGTGGACCAATAAGAGTAAAATATGATTATTTTGAACACGGTATTGGAGATTTCTTTTCTGTAGAATCTTATAGTGGAATAAATTATAAGGATATACCAACTTTTACTGACGGAAAAACTACTTATCAGTTAAGGGATTGTTTAGATTTTAGACCTAGAATAAGTGATTCAGGGGTAGATTTTATTTCCTCTGGTTCAAGTGCTTCAGAATTTATTACTCAACAAAACGATTTTACTACTGATTATCAATACTACTTACCTAGAACTGATAAATTAGTTGTAGATAAAGATGGTACGTTTTCGGTAATAAAGGGTATCAGCTCTTTAAATCCACAAGAGCCTAACATACTCGATGATAGTGTGGCTTTATATGTACTTAAACAAAAACCCTATGTTTTTGATTTATATAAAGATATTGAAATTTTAAGTGTAAACAACAAACGCTATACTATGCGTGATATTGGTAGAATAGAAAATAGACTAAAAAATTTAGAATACTATACATCGTTAAATTTACTTGAAATTGATGCTGAAAAATTTCAGATTAAGGATTCAGATGGATTTAATAGATTTAAAAATGGTTTTATTGTAGATTCTTTTTCCGGACACGGAATAGGAGATACATTAAATCCAGACTATGGTGCAGCTATTGATATGAATAAGCAAGAGCTAAGACCTCTATGTGAATTTCAAAGACTTCCATTGCTGGAAGTAAATACAACCAATGCTCAAAGAACATCAAATAATTATAGCTTGGTTGGTGATTTTTTTACTCTTCCTTACACCGAAGTAGCTTTTGCTTCTAACGATAAAGCAAGTAAAGCTATAAACATTAATCCTTTCAATACTGGAATATATACTGGTACTATGACCTTGTTTCCTGCCTCAGATTCGTGGTTTGAACAAAAAAGGCTTCCAGATGTATTAACAAACCTAGAAGGTAACTATAATTCTTTGGTAGCTGAATCCCAAGCTAAAGGTACATTTGGTACTGTTTGGGGTGCTTGGAAAGATTTCCATTTTGGTGTTGACGGAACTGTATTAACTCAAAAAAGAGAAGGTTTAGAATATACTGTTAGAGAAAGAATTGATACAGTAACTAAAAATGACGTTGTTAAGTCAACATCTGTACTACCAAAAATGAGGGATGTGGTAATATCAATAAGGTGTGAAGGTATGAAACCAAACACACTAGTCAATGTTTTTTTTAATAGTTATCCTGTCAATCCTTACTGCAATTTAGATTTATCCGAAAGGGCAAATGTTCTTTATCCAAATTTAGATGTATATGCACAGGGTAGAAACAACTTAGTTACTGACGAAACAGGCAAAATATTAATTAAGTTTAATTATACTACTGATGTTTTTCAATTTAATACTGGTAATTATACAATAAAAGTAACTGACTCTAGTTCTAACGATCCTGAAGACACGGAAACATTTGCTGAAGCTGTATTTTCTAGTTCTGGTGAGCTTAGAAATATTGCAAACGAGGTTACTTCCACAAGAAATGCTGTCTTAGACTCTAAATCTGTTTCCGAACAAAGACCAGTTGCAGCACCTAATCCATCAAAACCTCCTCCTCTCTTTTTTGTAGATTATTTGTATAGATACACTTTAGGAAGAGAGCCCGATAGAGAAGGTTATGCTTATTGGTCTTCACAGTTTAGAACATTAGGTTTAACAAATGCAGTTCTTAATGGAGCAGTTTGTTCTGCTGAATTAATTCTTAACGCAAAAGCTAACCCTAGCACTTTTACTGTTGGCTTTAATTTTGGAGAAGGTCCTAGTAAGGATAATTTCGGAGTAAGAGTTCCTCTGACGTTTAATTCTAATGCGAGAATAGTTTGGGACGCAGTTTTATTTTTTGCTGGAGTTGCGCTTCATAATGTATTGCGTAATATAGAACATCCAACTGACGATCTAAATTTAGTTAGAACTAGGCCGGGTTTTGATTACTTATGTTTTCATTACTATATTTCAGTAAAGGCAACGTTGCCTAGAAACGTCGCTGGCCATCCCGCTTCTGGGTGGACAGACGAACAAATTAGATTAGAAGCTTCTAAAGGTGTTGCTACTGCTGTAACCGTTGCTTTATGCAATCCCTTGGATGGATTTGATTGGAAACAGGATGCGTTAAATGCTAAGGCTAACGGAATAGACCCTGCTGCTTATTGGATAAGTCCTACTAATTGGAGCACAGGCTCTCGGAAATAGATAAAAGGTTAAAATGGCAACTCCTACTTACAGCGTAATTGATCCTATAGCACAATCCTTCTTTATTGATAAACCGTGCGTTGTCACAAAAATGGATTTGTTTTTTAAATCAAAAGACAATTTTATTCCAGTTACTGTGCAGTTTAGAAAAAATCAACTAGGGGTACCTGGTCCATACATTATTCCTTTGTCCACTAAATTACTTTCTCCCAGTTCTGTATTAGTTTCTAGTAATGCAAATGTAGCAACTACTGTAAACTTTACTTCACCGATATTTTTAGATACTGGGGAATACTCAATTACATTAGGAACTACCTCTAAAAAATATTCTGTCTGGATCTCTGAATTAAACTCCACAGATATAATTTCAGGTAAAAATATTACAGAACAACCTTATATTGGAAATTTGTTTAAAGGACAAAACATAACATCGTATACTCCTGTATTAACCCAAGATTTAAAATTTATACTTTACAGAGCATCTTACAATACAAGTGTGGTTGGATTTATAGATTTTAAAGTACCTGGCTATCACAACACCACTAAGCTACTTGAAAATGATCCGTTAGAATTGTTTCCTAATAGTTCAATTATGAGAATTCATCACAAGGATCACCCATTCACGAATCAATCATATGTAAGGTTATTAGGTATAGCAAATGCTTTTCCATTTGGAAATGTTTTAAGTCCAACCATTTTTGGTGGTATAACATCAACGTCTATTGAGGGAAGGCATTTTGTTGTAAGTAACGTTAGGTCTGACTCTTATACCGTAAATCTTTCTGAATCCTCAACTGTTACTTCAGCATTTAGATTTGGTGGTCCTGCTATCGTAGTAGATAGTGATTTAAGATTTGATACTATCTACCCAAAAATACCACATATTAAACAATCTGGGAATATTTCAAGCTCATTTAAAGCTGCTTCTTTATCATATACTTTAGATTCGTCGTTTAAAACTTTAGCTGACGACGATAATGAGTTGGATTACACAAGAATAATTGCTAGCAATGTAAACACTACTTTTAGACTTTCTAACGCAACTCCGTTTGTATATAGGATAAACTTTTCTTCCAATAACACCCTCACATCTCCTCTAATAGATAAATCTCAAATTGCCGTTGTATTGGTTAATAATAAAATTAACTCTCCAAATATTATCACAGAAAATTTAAGATACGACAGAGCAAACGTAGCTGTTTTGTCAAAAGCTAATATATACGTGTTAAATGGAAATGTAGCTTTAATATCCTATGCGTCTGCAAATGTGAGCGAGATAAACAATGCTAAAAGTATTTTAAACGGTACTGATTTAGTTATTACAGGCTTAAATCCAAACAACGGTCAGTACAGAGTATTAGAAGTTTTAAACGGTGGTGCAAATATTAAAGTTCTAAAATTAGCTAATTCTATTTCAGTAGTTACTGATGCTAATATACAAAACAACCATACTATTGTAAACGCTTCTCAATTTGTATATGAGGAAGCTGCTACTGGTGGAAGTGCAATTTCAAAATACATAACTAAAAAAATAGATTTTGTAAATCCTTCAACCTCTATCAATATTAGAGCAGATGTTTCTCAGCCAACAGATACAGAAGTATTGTTTTATTTTAAAACTAAATTAATTGGTGAAGCCGAAAGTTTTGATGTTAAAGAGTTTACCCAAGTAGAAAATGTTACAATTGCACCTTCACTTGATGGTAAATTTATTGAAGTTGAAAAACAAATAGATGCATTAGAGCCTTTTGATTCTTTAATAATTAAAATTGTATTTAAATCATCGCTCACTTATAAAGTTCCTAAAGTAAAAAATTTAAGGGTTATAGCTTTAGAATGAATAAATTAAAAGTAAAAGATTATCCTGGATTAGTAAGAGACTCTTCGTCGAAAGCTATTATAAATGTTGATCAATCGGCTTATTTAAAGTATAAAAATGAAAGAAATGTTCAACAAAAAATTTCTAATATGAGTACAGAAATTAATAATTTAAAACAATCTATGAATGAAATTAAAGATTTAATTTCTCAAATTTTACAGAGAACTAATTAAATGCCATCAATTATTTTAAGACAATCTAGCGTTATTAGTGATCCTTTAGCAACAATTAAAGGTTCTCCATTACTTAATTCTGAAATAGATAACAATTTTGCTAATATTAATATATCTATTGGAAATTTGAACAACTTATCTACTCTTGGTAAATCAAATATAGTTATTTCAATAAACGAAGTAAGTTCTAATATAGGACTGTTATCAGATTTAATAACATCTAATACTGGTAATTTAGTTTTTGCTATTAATGAAATAAAACAGAATGTAAATACTTCAATAGTTGTTGAAGCTTCAAGACTAGTGGACAATTCTATAACTTCCGCTAAGCTAGCACCCGATAGTATAATTTCAGAAAAAATTGCTGATTCCAACATTACAACATCTAAATTAGCAGATGATAGTATTACAACATCTAAATTAGCAGATAGTAGTATTACAACATCTAAATTAGCAGATGATAGTATTACAACATCTAAAATTGTAAACAATTCTGTAACTACAGCTAAAATAGCCAGCACCGGTGTAGTGGCTGCCTTGTATGGAAATGCAACTAGAATTCCTCAAATTACTGTTGGATCAGACGGAAGAATCACTTCATTATCTAATGTTGAAATTAGCGGAGCAGGATTTACCAATTTAAATGCAGATAGCATTACTTCAGGTACATTAGTAGCTGAAAGAGGAGGTACAGCACAAAGCAGCTGGACTACTGGACAAATGCTTTATGCGTCTGGTATTAACACATTAGCCAAATTAGCTATTGGAACGAGTGGACAAATACTATCCGTATCTGCTGGAGGAATTCCGGCTTGGATTAATGACACAGCTGGGGTTTCTTCTGTTGATTTATCTGGTGGTACTACAGGACTTTTAGTGACAGGGGGACCTATTCTTTCTTCTGGAACAATGACTTTAAGTGGAACTTTAGCTGTTGCTAACGGTGGTACGGGCTCAACATCAACTACTTACTGCAGTTTAACAACAAATGTCTCTGGAACACTTCCTATTGTTAACGGTGGTACAGGCACTTCATCAACTGCTTACTGTAGTTTAACTACAAACGTTAGTGGCACTTTACCCGCAATCAGAGGTGGAACTGGGTTTGATCAGTATACGGCAGGTCAAATATTGTATGCATCGAGTACTACAGCCCTTACAAGATTAGGAATTGGAACAGAAGGTCATTTCTTAAAAGTAGTTGGTGGAGTGCCTCAATGGGCTCCAGTAACTGGCACAGGTATCACTAGTCTTGGAGTATTAAATCAAGGTAGTTCTTTAGGATTAACAATACAATCTGATGTTGGAAGTACTATCACTAGCACAGGCACTCTCTCTCTAAGCTTGAATCAAGCGACGTTTAGGAGCCAGCTAGGTCTAGGTTCAATGGCAACCCAAGACACTTCAATATTAAATTCGTATGCAACAACCTCTGCTTTATCTAGTTATGCACCAGCTTCTGCGTTAAGTAGTTATGCTTCTTTAGGTAATAATAATGCATTTAATGGAACAAATACATTTAATGGTGCAGGAAATTATTACAGTGACCATCGGTTTTATGGAAAAATAAGAACTAGTACTGGATTCGGTAGTACCTTCTCGAGTGGTGCGCCCAATCCCAGTGATTATTGGAATGCTTTTTTTCAGTCACAAGTAGCTCACCCAGCAGTCGCTGTTTATGCGCCTGGGGCGGGTTCTGTAGGTGTCGCTATTGGATGCGATACTTTTAATCTTGGACAATTAAATTATGAAGTCTATTATTACGGTACGCCAAACGCACCAGGTAATAACATAGGTGGTGTATTTAGTAGTACAGGAAATTCAGTAAATTTTGCTACTACTTCTGACTATAGACTTAAAACTGATATTGTTACGTTAACAGGAGCAATAGCTCGAATTAAACAATTAAATCCTGTTAAATTTAAATGGAAAAGCAATTTAGAATTTGGCTATCAAGATGGATTTTTAGCTCACGAAGTTGAACCTGTTGTTCCAGAAGCAATTACTGGAGAAAAAGACGCTGTTGATGATAAAGGAAATATTAGGGCGCAACAGATGGACGCATCTTATTTAATTCCTCTTTTAACAGCCTCTCTCAAAGAAGCTATTGCACGTATCGAAACCTTGGAAGCTCAAGTAGCTAGTTTACAAGGATAATAAAATATCCCACTAAGTTTTTTAAAAAAGGGCCTAGAAGGCCCTTTTTTGTTTTTTTTCATAAGATAAATATAAGGATTTTACAAGGAAATCCAAATGGCCGTTACCTCAAATTTATTAATTGAGCAGGGCGCTACCTTTGCTATAACCATTAATTACAATGATGATCTTGGTAATCCCAATGATCTTACTTCCTATACAGCGCAGTCAAAAATGCGCAGATCATTTTATTCTGCCAATTCAACCGCACTAACAGCCAGTATCACCAACCCTGCAAATGGAGAGATTGTTCTTTCCATGACAGCAGCAAACACTGCAAATTTAAGACCAGGTCGTTATGTATATGATCTGGAAGTATCAAATGCCTCTCAAACTTTAAGAGTAATTGAGGGAATTATTACTGTACTTCCAGAGGTTACAAGATAAATGACTGTAAAAGTTAGAGGTTCCAAAGGAACTACAATTTCTGTAACACCAGATTTACAGAAAGAAGCTTCTATTGTAATTAGAAGAAGTACAGATGCTGATTTATTTCTAAGAAATTTAGCTGATGTAAGCAATACGGTTCTTCAAGACGGATATGTAATTGTATATAATTCAAATACAAATCTGTTTCAAGGAAATTCAGCAGTTGATGTTTTTAATCAAGTAGCTGGTAATCCCTTATCTAATGTCCTTTCAGGCAATGGCATAGTAATTACAAACTATGAACCATACTTAGGAACAAGATCACCTCTTATTAACCTTAAAGATTCTGGTGTTGTTTCTGGAGTTTATGGTAATACCTCTCCTACAATTTTAATACCAGTAGCAAATGTTGATCGATATGGCCGAATTGTTAGCATTGCAAATCAGGGTATAGCTAATGCAGAAGTAAGAGTAGCTAATTTAATCGTAACTGGAACTATTTTAGCTGAAGGCAATTCTGTTACAGCTGCTACTGGTATCTTTACTAATAACGTTTTAACAAACGTATTTACTGCTAACAATGCTTATCTTGCGAACACTTCAACATTAGTAATTCAAGGTAATAACGCCTACTTTACTAACTTAAGCGCAACCTCTGTACTTTTAAATAGCTTATCCGGTAATACAGCTAATTTTACTTCTAACGTATTATTAGGAAATGTACTCACATCAAGAGTACAAGCTACTTCTGGTACATTTACTGATAACGTTACCACTACAGTTGTAAGTGCTAATAGTGTTTATTCTGGTAATATAGCTTCAAATGAACTCTCCTCCTTTACAGTCAAAGTTGGAAACGTTCAAGGCAATACTGCTAGCTTTACATCCAATGTTTCTACCGGCAATTTATTAACTTCAAGGATACAAGCTACTTCAGGAAATTTTTCTGAAAATGTTAATACTGTAGTTGTTAGCTCAAATAATATTTTTTCAGGCAATTTAGATTCCGATGTTATTTCAGCTAATAATGTTTACTTAACAGACTTACAAGGTTCTACTTCGACCTTTACTGGTAATGTTTCTACTGGTAATATTTCATCAAGTCGTATAGAAGCTGTTTCGGGATCATTTTCTAATAATGTCACCACAAACGTAGTAAGCACTCAAAGTTTGTATACAGCTAACGCTGATACAGAAATACTTAATTTTACAACCGGTTACGGTTCAAACGTAGTAGTTGAAACTTTATTTGTAAACAATGCTAGTTTCTCATCTAATGTAGTTGCTGGAAATATATCTACCGGAAGAGTAGAGGGAACGTCAGCACATTTTGCAGACAATGTAGTTACAGGAAATGTAAGTGCACTAAACCTGTATTCTTTAAGATTAGATACACAAAACGTTTCTACTACATCATTAAGTACAAATTCCGCCTACTCCAACGCCCTTTACACAAACGAAATAACTTCAACTGTTGGTACATTTTATGCTAATGTAAATACAGGAAATATTTCTACTAACAGATTAGAAGCAGTATCTGGTAATTTTTCTGGTAATCTTACTTCTGATAGTATTCATACTGGACCAGTTTACGCTACCACGGGAAATTATTCCGGCAATGTTGCAACAGGCAACATAGCTACCAACCGTTTAGAGGCTGTATCAGCAAGTTTTACAGGCAATGCTACTGTTGGTAATCTATATGCTGAAAACTTTGTTACTCCAAATCTGTTGGCGTATTATGGAAATTTTGCTCAAAATTTAATTTCTGCAACATTCCACACCAATCACATATTCTCATCAAATATTGATTCGGGGAATGTTAATACTAATTACGTATATGGTATTGGTGCAGATTTTGTTCAAAATGTATCAGCTGGTAATCTAAATGCTTCACAAACTGTTACGACTAACGATCTTAGAGTATTAGGTTCTCTTTACTCTAACGATATTACTGCAGACTTTGTTGTAGTTCAAGGTAACCTGTTTGTACAGGGAACTACTACAACGATCAATACCGAAGAAATTGCATTAGCTGATAACAAGATAGTTATTAATAGCAATCAAACTGGTGTTCCCGTAGAAGATGCTGCTATTGTTGTTAATAGGGGAAATCAAGCTAACGTCGAAGTACTTTGGGATGAAACCTATAATGTTTGGAAATTTACAAACGACGGTAACGTTTACTATCTAATTCCAACTACAACATCAGATTTAATAGAGGGAGCAAATCTTTATTATACAAATGCTAGAGTTCACGCTTCATTATCTGTAAATGATATTGGTGGTGATGGGGAATTAGTTTACAATTCAGCAAACGGTTTATTCACATACAGAGGTCCTTCCTCTTCAGAAGTAAGAGCTCATTTAAGCGCAGCTGATCTTGGTGGCGATGGGTCTTTTAGCTATGATAATACTACAGGTGTATTTAGCTATACTGGACCAAGTAATGCTGAGGTTAGAGCACACCTTAGTGCTGCAGATTTAGGTGGCGATGGATCTTTTAGCTATGATAATACTACAGGTGTATTCAGCTATACTGGACCAAGTGCTAGTGAAGTAAGAGCTCATCTATCAGCAGGAATTGGTTTAAATTACGATAACACCTCTGGTCAATTCAGGCTAGCAAACACCTCTGTAACTGCTGGTACGTACGGAAATTCAATATTAATTCCTATCTTTACAGTAGATGATCAAGGTAGAATTTCCAATGTACAAACTACATTAGTTGCTGGTGTATCTAATTTCACAGCTAACGGCAATGTTTTTACAATCTTTACTACTTCTGGTCAGACATTTACTGCCTCTATTCAACCTAATTCAGTAGCTCTTGGCAGAGACACTTATGGTGATTATGTTTCTAATTTAACAGCTGGTATAGGCGTCACGGTTTTAAACAACACAGGAGAAGGATCAAATGTTACAGTAAGGATAGGGCAGAATGTTGATCCTACTGCTACTGTAACCTTCTCTAATGTTTCTGCACATACCTTTAATGGAAACATAGTAGGTAATTTTGGAAACATTAAAAATCTAGTTGGCGCTACAATAAATTTAACCGGTGACATAACTGCAAATAGTTTCTTTACAAATGTAATTGAAACAACTGTTATTACATCTAATAATATATTTGCTAATTCAATTACTCTCACTGACTATGTAAGCGCAGCTAATGCTACCTTCTCTAGCAATTTAGGTACTGGTAATTTATTTGTATCTGGTAATACTAATATAAAAGATTTGTGGGTATATGGTGAAGCACATTTCTACGGAAACGTAACAACCTACGAAGCAAACAATTTATCTATTTCTGATAATATGATTTTCCTTAACCAGGGAAATCAAAATACTAATCCAGATATTGGTTTTGCATTTAATTACAACGATGGAATTTATCGGCATGGTGGCTTCTTTAGAGATGCCTCAGATGGAAACTTTAAAGTATTTGATCAATATGAGCCAGAACCTCAAAACTCCCAATTTATTGATACAGCAAACACTACATTTCACCTTGCTAATTTACAAGCAACAACATTCATAGGCAATTTGCAGGGAGATGTTTATGGTACGGTTAGTTCATTAGCTAATCATACTACTAGCAATGTAGTCGAAGGTGCAAATCTCTACTTTACCAATAATAGAGTATATTCAAATGTAATCGCTTTAAACTACATTACTAATGCCGCTCTTGTAGGCTATGCAACTAACGCTGAAATTGCGTTAAAAGCCAATATTACTGACCTCAACACATCTAATGTAGTAGAGGGTGTAAATCTTTATTTTACTACAGCAAGAGCGAGAGAATCTATTTCAGTATCTGGAGCTGGTTTATATGATAATACAACTGGTTTAATTACAATCATAGGTGGCGTTTCTTCTGTTGGTGGCTCTACTGGAAATATCACTAATGCCCAGTTAGCATCCTTTATAGTAGACTCCGGGCTTCTAACAACATCAAATGTATCTGAAGGTGCAAATCTTTACTTTACAAACGTTAGAGCGGTCGAGGCAGTTCAAAACACTAATCCTATCTTTAATGATGTAATAGTACAGGGTTCTTTATTCTCTAACGACATTACAGCAGATAACGTTGTTATTCAAGGCAATTTGTTTGTCCAAGGCACCACAACTAGCATTCAAACTAATGAGCTGTCAATAGATGATAATAAGATTACTCTTAATAGTAATGTAACAGGTGCTCCAATTCTTGATGCAGGAATTATTGTTAATCGAGGATCAAATGCTAATGTAGAACTTCAGTGGAATGAGTCAATTGATAGATGGCAATTTACAAACGACGGTGCTGTATATTATTTAATTCCAACATCTACTAGTGATTTACAAGAAGGAGCAAATCTTTATTTTACTACCCAACGCTCGAGAGATTCTATATCTGCTGGCGTTGGAATAAACTATGACAATACTTCTGGTGTAGTAAGATTAGCTAATACCACAGTAATTGCAAACACTTACGGTAATGGTATTTCAATTCCAGTAATTACTGTTGATGACCAAGGTAGGATCACCAACGTCTCAACTGCATTGGTAGCTGGAGTAAGTAGTTTTACTACAAACGCTAATACACTAACAATTGTTACTTCCGCTGGTTCTTCTTTCCAGGCTAATTTAGATCCAGACCTAATAGTTTCATCTACACCTCCAACCCCTGCCTATCAGGGATTAACCTGGATAGATAGCAACACTGGTAAGAGATTTGAATTCTTTGGAGATGAGGATTCTTTCCAGTGGGTTGAATTAATTTCTGATGGTGTAATTCCAATAACTAGCAATGCCTCCGTTCAATCTGTAAACGGATTAGTTGGATTAGTATCACTTACAACCACCAATATACCAGAAGGAGCTAATCTTTATCATTCCAATACAAGAGTAGTTACTGCTCTTACTGGTGGTACTGGGATTGAAATATCCTCTAATGGTTTAATTACAGCAAACGTAGGAGTAATAGGTGGTGGTAGTGTTACATCTGTCAACGGATTGGTAGGTGCCGTAAATCTAGTTACAGCCAATATTAATGAAGTTAATAACCTCTACTTTACAAATGCAAGAGTCCAAACTTATTTAGAAACTGTTGGTAATATTATTCCTAGTGGAAACAATATTCAAACTTTAGGTTCACCAACTAAGCGGTTTAAAGACCTATACATCTCAGGCAATTCAATTTACTTAGGTAGTGTTGTACTTTCTTCATCCGACAATGGAAAGTTTAGAGTTACTAGCCAATCTACCACTACAAATTTAATTTCTGACACAGATTTAACTACAGCCAATGTTGCAGAAGTTACTAATCTCTACTTTACAAACACTAGAGCTATATCTGCCCTATCTGAAGGTTCTGGCATAAATATAGACGCAAATGGTTTAATTACTGCAACAGTTACTGCAGGAGCAGTAAACTCATTTAATAATATATCTGTTGTAAATGGCACAGAAGGCAATATAGTAGCTTCTGGTTCAGATACATTAAAGATTCAAACAACAGGTTTAATTACCGCTAATACCAATCCATCGACTAAAACTCTTTCGTTTACTATTGGTGGCAATTTCCCGTTTTTTGATAGTAATGGATCACAAAATAATATAGCTTTGCGAGTAGCTGATTCGACAGTTCAGAATTCTGTGAGTTTTATTTACCTTCCATTCTCAAAAAGTGATGGAACACCTGTTAATACATTAAGGTATCAATAAATGGCTAACCAAATACCTGTAAAGGCAATTTACACAGCTTCAAACGTTACATCGCTTGGAGAATATATTTCTGGCGATACAATTTCAACAACATACACAGACGCTAAAGTATCAAGTGTAGGTGGTGTAGAAGGAACAGTATCTAATGCTCAACTTGCTTCGGGAATCACTACTTCTGGTATACTTACAACTGCAAATGTAAGTGAAGTAACAAATCTCTACTATACTAACGCTAGAGTATATGCTAACGTTGAGTCAATTGGCTATGCTTCTAATAGTTATGTAAACACAAGGCTGCTTACTAAGGCAAATGTAGCCGACCTTACAACTAGTAATGTTTCAGAAGAAAGTAATTTATACTTTACTAATGCAAGGGTCTATGCTAATGTTACAGCTTTAAACTATGCTACTACTTCACATGTTGCTAGTGAAATAGCTAATTTAGTAAATTCTGCTCCGTCTACACTTGACACTTTAAACGAATTAGCTTCTGCATTAAATAATGACCCTAGCTTCGCAACGACAACTGCAACATTAATTGGCAATTCGTTTAATCAAGCCAATGCTGCTTTTGCAGCTGCTAATACCAAAGTTTCAACAGTCGCTGGCGTAACATCAACGACCATATCTAATTCAGTAATTGCAAGCGGTATTTCGCAAACAGGCATTTTAACTACCGCAAACGTTTCAGAGGTTACAAATCTCTACTTCTCCAACGCAAGGGCAATACTTGCTTCTATTCCTGCAGTATCTCAAATTAATGTTACTGCACCTGGATTTTATTATGCAATGGATTCTTACTCCGGTAATAATCCTACTGTTTATGTTACTGCTGGTGAAACTATATCATTTAATCTCAATGTTGTAGGCCATCCTTTTTATATTAGAGTATCTGCTGGTGGATCTAATTATAATACAGGCTTAACTCATGTAGATAACAATGGAACAATATCAATAGGATCCAGCGCTCAAGGTAAAACTACTGGAGTTTTATTTTGGAAGATACCATATGAATTAGGTAGTAACAACTATGTATATCAATGTGGTTTTCACCCAACAAGTATGGTTGGTGATATTGTTATTTCTACTGTACTGACAACTAATATCAGCGTCCAATTTGGATCATTAGGAGTTGGTACTGCTCCTTCAAATACTGCTGGAGAAATAAGGGCCACTAATGATATTACTGCCTTTTATAGTTCTGATAAAAAGTACAAAGAAAATGTCCAACCAATTCAAAATGCATTAGAAATAATTAAAAATATTGGTGGTAAAACATTTGATTGGACGGATGAGTATATAAAATCTCATGGTGGTGAAGATGGTTATTTTGTTCGTAAGAATGACTATGGAGTAATAGCTCAGGATGTTGAAAAAATATTTCCTTTAGCAGTTAGAAAGAGAGAGGATGGATCTTTGGCTGTAGATTATTCTCGTTTAAGTGCTCTAGCATTTGCTGCAATTATAGAGCTCGCTGAGGAAATTAATAAATTAAAGAATAAGTAAATGCCATTAGGTTCGAACGTACAAATAAGTTTTTCACAATTACAGTCTGAATTTGGCGGAACGGGTGAAATCCGTTTAAGCGATTATACATCTACTTTTGCTTATGATACTCTGGATGTATTTATACTTAATGCTGGTAACGTTACCCCCCATGGTGATTCTAGTTTTATTCCCCATAAAGGTATTGGTAAATTTGTTGGAGGGTATCCAACATTAAGACCTACATCATATAATGTTAATAGAGCTATGGATCCAATCACTGTTTTTTCGGGTATGAACCTTAAATTTAGAGTGCGTACGATATTTACTGGATCTACCATTAATCCATACAATTATTCACCAAATAATAGAATTTATTTAAGTTCTACACCTTATAAAGGAAATGTCGATCTATTAACTACTGGAGTAACTGGTAACCCGGGTAATGGAATTAAAAATGCTTTTGAATATATGGTTTTAGATACATCCTCTTATATTCCTAACGACTTTCCATATGATCCATCTAATGTTGCTACAGTTAGTGCATGGTTAAAGACCGAGGCAAATAGTAATATATTCACATCTGACCTCAATCAGTCTAATATACATTTACAAAGAACTCCAGAAAATGCTATTCCAATAAAAATAATTTCTAGACCTTCAGTACAAAGAGTTAGGATGTTTTCAGATTATGTTGATATTACATGGCCTTCTAATCTTATTTCGGGAAGTGATGTAATAAAATTAAATTCTGGAGGATTTGATATCTGGAAACAATATTATGGTTTTTTTTCTGGAAGAGCTGTTAGAATAGGTCAAAATATAACATTTAAAGTAAATGTATCTGCTTTACCATCAGTTTATTCAACTGGTACCTACTTAGGAATTTATTTTCCGATATTTCCTATAACTTCATACAGTACCTTTGGTTCAACAGCTGGTATTATTGACGGTGCACCATTCTTAAGTTTAGGAACCGGCCGTTCTTTGGGATGGTTTAGTAGCAACGGACCGATAGTTTCTTTCATAGGTGGAAGTGGTTTATCAAATACAGCAGAAAATGTTGCACAGTGTTTAGCGGATGCTATTGGGACATCTCCTAGAGCTGCTGATTATGAAGGTATAACTGGGTTAACAGCTTCTGCATCTAGAAGTGGTAACACCTTAACCGTAACTTTATATAATAATACCTCTGATAATTTGTATTTCAATTATTATGCTGGTGCTACTGACAATAGTGGAAGCTTTCTGGTAGGATACTACAATTCTGCCCTTGTATTTTCTTATTCAAATGATACGTCTGGGTGGAGTAGCGTAGGACAGTCAACGGTCTTTGGTGCTAATTTAGTTTGCTATGTTGATATATTACAAGGTAATATTATTTTTTCCCAAGCCTCCTTTATATGCCCCGCTCAATCTAATGTATATACGTTAAGTACGAATTTATTAAATAGATTTAAAAATAGATTTTACAGTAAAGCACCTGCAGGGCCCTACGAAAGTCAATATGGGTATCAAAGTTTAACAAATGGTATTAGAATAATTTCTGGAATAAATTATGATGAAACATTTAGCAATGTTTTTTATTATGGTGCTGACTCCATAAATAATTTTTTTTCTGAATCTGCCCCATTTGACTCAAAAAAAGTTTCTTTAACAGGAAACTATCTTACTCCTGGTCCGGGATCTTCCAATTTTAATCCTAACATTACTAATTTTAGTAATAATAATTTTTATATAGATACTCGTACCTTAAGTGACTATACTGGTCTACCGATTACTTCCACACAAAACTATAACCACTACGTAAAGCAATTAAAAAAAGATATGAGTCTAAGTGATTATTGGAATGGTTATGGCAATGTTGCTTTGGGACTATAAAAATATAAAATAAATATAAGATTATTAAAGAAAAAATTTAATGCCTATAAATTTTCCTATCAATCCAAGTATTGGTACCACCTATTCCTATAGTGGAAAAACTTGGGTGTACACCGGCAATGCTTGGGAAATACAGATAGTAGCTCTGACTACCTCTGGAGTCCCAGAAGGTAATAACCTATATTTTACCAACACTAGAGTAGTTACTACTATTTCTAGTGAAACGCTTAATAATGCAACGTTTACTGGCAATGTTGTAGCCGGTAATATAAATATAAACGGGGTTATTACTGGCAATGGTAATGGATTAGTTAATATTCCATATGGTTCTATTGTTGGATTAACTACAGAAAATGTTATTGAAGTTTTAAATTTATATTATACAAACACAAGGGCTAGGGCTGCTTTTTCGGCTGGCACTGGTCTTTCTTACAACGTCGAAATAGGCCGTTTCAGTCTTTCCGGAGGAGGCGGCGGTGGTGCAGGCTTTGAAGATATTTTAATTTACTCTCAACCTTAAATGGCAACCTTATCTAGTAACGTTTATAGCAATATTGGTACAACACCAGTAGAAGTTGTTTATGCTGACGGTGGTAAAAATATTACCATTTTAGGTTTAAATATATGTAATAAGTCAGGATCCCCAGTATCTGTTGATGGATATTACGATCGTTCTGGTAATGTCTTCTACATATTTAAATCTCTCTACATTGATGCAGAAACTACGGTAGTTGCTATTGGTGATAATCAAAGGCTTATACTTAAGCCTCTTACACAGCTTATGATTGTTTCAAGTGCTAATTCAGCGATAGATGTTGTTGCTAGTATTGCGGAGACTTATCTAAATTGACCACTACAATTGGAAATAAATTAGCAAGCTCTTTTTACGGGCTTGACACTACTGCTCAATTAACCATGCACGCATTTAGACGTGATGGCGATGGCAATTTAATTTATTCAAAGGTAAATATCTCAAGCAATGAGACTGCAAATCTAACGAACGGACAAGGTCCCGCTTATGAGGGTATGGAAGAGTTTGTAACTGGAGTTACAGCTTCAGGAGTAGTTCATAATTCTATTCCAGTTGGGGTCAATGAGATTGGAAGAAAAGCTTTTTTAGGACAAATATATTCCGTAAAAATTATTAACCCATCTACTAATCCAAAATTTCTTTTAAATGATCAAATACTAAACGAGATAGATGTAGTTACTGGAGCAAAATTTACTTTTGTTACTGATGATCCATCTACTCAAGGATTTCCAATTTATATTTCTTCAATAGCGCAGGGAAATAATTATACATACGAGTATTTGTCGGGTGTAGAAAATTCACGCAGTTCTTATGGTGGTACGCAAGGAGATATTAGATCTAATACAACAGAGCCTTTAATGTTTACTGTACCTGAAAATGCACCATCAGTTTTATATCTAGCTAGCGGCAATCACAACAATGTGTTTATTACACTGCATGTAAATCGTCTTCCTCATTCTAACTTAAAAAACCGTTATTATGGGCAAGTTAAATTTGATGACACAAGAGTGACTTATTTTTTAAATAATGATGGCTATCTAGTAGCAAGATATAATCAAAACTATGATTACTAATTTCCAACATAAAAATAATTATAAATATAGCAGATTATTTGGAGCACAATAATGCCGGATTTTGTACTAGGTAGATTAAAATTTACTTTTAAAGGCCAGTGGCAATCAAACACTGGTTATGTTGCTGATGATATTGTTAGATATGGCGGAAGAAGCTATGTCTGTAAAATAAACCACACTTCTTCCCCTGGCAATGGCTTCTATACTGATAATGCTTATGCTAGATGGGATATTGTTTCCTCTGGCACAGACTGGAAAGGCGATTGGCAAACTAGCACCTACTACAAAATTGACGATGTTGTTCGCTACGGTGGTACTGTATATGTTGCCAACACAGGCCATTTATCTAACGCTACCACAGCTTTTGGCTTAGAGCCGGATTATGATAAATGGGTTACTTACAGTGCAAGTCCTTTTTTCGTTGGGAATTGGTCTGCTAACGTTCGCTATAGAGTAGAAGACGTATTTAAATTTGGTTCCGGTCTTTATCGTGTAACAATTCCTCACTTTTCAAACGCTAATACCTCTTCCAACGTAACCACCTTCAATACTCACCAAGGTAACGTTTCTATTTTTGTTCCTGGTTTAGAGTTTGAAGATACTTATAATAATGCCACCCAATATCAAACTGGTGACATCGTTCGTTACGGTGGTTATAACTTCATCGCTATAGATGAGACAGAGGGCAATTTACCAACTGATACAACTTATTGGAGAGTTTTATCTACTGGCTTTAAACATAGAGGTGATTATAATAACTCTACCGTCTACGAGCCAGGCGATGTTGTAAGATATGGCGCCTCAAGTTATGTTGCCAAGCTTGATTCTACTGGTAATCTTCCAACCAACGCCACCTACTGGGATCTTTTAACCAGGGGTCAGATGTGGAAGGATTACTATGCTGCCAACGTAGCTTATAAGCCTGGTGATATCGTTCGCTATGGTGGATTTATCTACGTAGCAAACGTCGATACAGCTGGTAATGCTCCTTCCAATAACACTTTTTGGGATTTGCAACAAACTGGAATTAGATGGAATAATATTTGGGATTCAAATACCACCTACCAGTTAGGTGATGCTGTAAATTATTCTAATAGTGCATACATTAGTATTGTTTCTGATAATGCCAATATTATTCCAGGAGATCCCGGAAGTGAGGTAAGCTGGAGTTTAGCTGCTCAAGGTTCTCAAGATACCTTTACAACTACTTTAGGTGATATAGCATATCGTGGTAATGTAGGTATGACTCGTCTAGGAATAGGCGCCGTAGGTCAAGTACTTACATCAGACGGTTCTATTCCTTATTGGAAGACTAATTCCAATACCGGTAATGTTTATTATGTTGCACCTGAAGGTGTAGACTCAGCTGGATACGGCACTTCATTACACGCTCCATTTGCCTCTATAAAGTATGCTACTCAGCAGGCTGACAATAATGCTACCATCTTTGTTAAGTCGGGAGAATATTACGAACAGCTTCCCATTACCGTTAAGTCCAACATGGCTATTGTTGGAGACAATCAACGTACGGTAATTATTAATCCTAAAGCAGGTTTGAGTGATGATGGTTCAAATACCAACGCTCAATCCACAATGTTCTTAATGTCTGATGGCGCTATTATTAACAAAGTTACCATGAGGGGCATGACAGGATGGACAGCAAATAATCAAAATGAACAGAACTTAACCTCCACCACACCTAGAGGTGTATTTGTAAGACTCAATCCTGCTACTCCTATTATTCATAAGAGTCCTTATATTTTAGAAGCTGCAGCCTTTGGTACAGGTGCAATTGGTGCTTTAGTTGATGGATCCGAGCACGTTGCAGGTAATAAGTCAATGGTGTTCCATGGATATACTGTGATTTCTAGTGATGGTATAGGTTACTGGATTAAAGATGGTGGTAGAGCGGAGATTGTATCTTGCTTTACATATTATTGTAAATTTGGATATGCTACCACTGGTGGTGGTATTATTCGAGCGCTGAACGGAAACAACTCTTACGGTAAGTACGGTGTTTACTCTCAAGGTTTTTTAACCTCAGAACAACCATTAACCGGTAATGTGTATGGGGATTTAATTTCAGGTACATTTACAAACGGTATTTTTGCAGTTGGTGACTTACTTACTGGTAATACTACCGGCGCTACAGCTATTATCACCAATCCTCAGATTTCTAATAATAAACTATACATTAAGTATCTTACTGGATTAAGATTCCAAAATAATGAGGATATTAATTCAAATGCAGGTGGTACAGGCAATTTAACTAGCAATGGAAACGTAGCTGGGCAAAATGGCTTTACATTAATGGCCAATGCGTTTATCACTGAGCCCCAGCCTGGTTCTTCTTTAGAAATTAGCGATGATCCAACTAACGCCTACGTAATACAAAGCGTTTCTGGTACCTACTTAGGGGCTAATAGTGTAATGACTATAGTCCTTACACAGGATAAAGCTCTTAGATCATTAGACAACGCAGGAATTACCCTACGTAGAAATTATAGCCAGTCTCGATTAACCGGTCATGATTTCTTAAGTATCGGTACGGGTAACGTTATTACTACTAACTACCCCGGTGCCCCCACAACACCTCCTGCCCAGGGTAATGAGGTTGTAGAAGATTTCCCTGGTCGTGTGTTCTATATTTCGTCAGATCAAGATGGTAACTTCCGTGTAGGGGATTATTTTAGAATTGATCAGGCTACCGGTACAGCAACATTAAATGCTTCAGCTTTTAACTTAGCTGGTCTTACTTCTTTAAGACTAGGTTCCATTGGTGCTCAGTTGGGTGAGACGATTAACGAGTTCTCTTCTGATGCGACAATGGGTGGTAATTCAAACGCTGCTGTACCTACCGAGTATGCTGTACGAACCTATGTTCAGAACCAGTTACAAATCGGCCTAGGTACAACTGTACAAGCAAATGCAGTATCCTCCTTTGCCATGCTGACGTCCGCTTACGACGTTGCCAATACCACTTTGGATAGTCTAGGTAGAGCAAATGCTTTCACAGTTGGCAACTATCGAGCATCTAATATTGTGTACGGCAGATTACCTGCAAATATTGTAATTATTGCTGGAATGCTGGAAATACAACAGTCAGCCAACATTGTTTCTAACGTAATTTTATCATATACGGAAACAGTTGGTACGTTTATACAAAATGTCACAGCAAATTACAACGCTAACAATACTGCTATAAGTAATATTATACTATCATAAGGTAATTCAATGTCTAACGTACTGCTTTTAAATGCAATTTTAGCCGATAATGACTGGCTAAGAACACAAATAAACGGGTCCGGTGCCGGTTATAGTAGTTCAGCATGGGTGTCTTGCCCTACTAACACTACTAACTGGAGTAGTATTCCGCGCCTTACGGGAGGTACATCATTAAATGTGTGCGACGTATCAGGCTATTACAGGTGCGGGGTTTGTTGTTTATGGACAGTTCCTGGTGGTGTATCAATCGCACAATTTCAAATTTGGGGTGCAGGCTCAGGCACCGCTCCCGGATCTTGCTGCAGCGGATCGCCTCCTGGAGATACAGGAGCTTATGCAATTGCAATTATCCCAGTAACCCCAGGTTGTCAATATACTCTTTGCTCGGGGTGTGCGAGGTGCTGTTGTTCATACTGTACAGTATCTGCGGATAGTTTGGGAGGGTGTGATTCGTTTGTTTCCGGTTTTGGACTAACTAATTTCTGTGCTCAGGGAGGTTCCAACGGTCATACATACTGTACCATGGTCGATCTTCATGGTAATGACGGGTGTTGTCGATATAATGCACTTGGTCAGAGATCAGCAGGTCCGTGTATATGTAGCGGTAGCGTTTGGTATTGTTTTTCTAACAGCTGTGCTACTTGTGGGGAAATTCCAATTAGAGCAAGCGCCAGAACATATTATGGTTCAGCTACTTCGGGATATGTTACTGGTCTTCCGTCGTTTCATGCTGGTGGTTGTCTTACCTCTGATCACTATGGCTATTTCTGCCACTCGCCTGTAATAAGTGAAACACATGGTGTTTTTACGGGAAGTAATTGTTGCGCGACGTTTTCCTCTGGCACTTGCTGTGGTGGATGGAACTGTTCGGCTGCTAACACTGAAAGTGGAAGAAGACATCCAGGTGGTGGTGGCGCAATGACTCATATGATGGGGGGACACACAGAGCATTACGGTGATTCAGGCAGAATGGGTATGGTTAGAGTAACTTATTGTTAATTAGGATAAAAAAATGCAAAAACAGTTTTCTATAAAAGTTCCTGACGAATTGTATGTTGAAAAATATACTTCTAATAGTTACGTTACTTTTAATTATGATGGCCCTGAAAAACTTTATACCGAGGTACAAATAGATGGGTTTGTATACGGTTTAGTTTCAGAAGGAACTACCTTTCCCGATGGAGATTTGAGAAAAGTTGTTGAAGTTGATGCCGATGCATATCCTTCAGTTGCTTATTACTTGAATACATTCTCCAACAAACACATTTTCCAGTACGAGGATGTTCCAAATCCAGATGGATCAATTTATAAAAAACCCACTAATCCTAGACTTCAAGATTATTTTAAATTACAATACAACGAAGGTGCTTTTAATTCTCGAGATGATGGGTTAGTTGTTGGACCATGGTCGTTTGAGGTTATAACTAAATCTACTGAATTTGTTGAAGAGCAAGAGTTGAAAAAAACTTATGAAAAAGTTAAAACAACATTAGGCAGTATTGAGCTTGACAGCACAGCTCAAACTGCATACAATAAATATATTCAGGATTGTGAGACATATCTTACAGCTATAGAGCAATTATATCCTTGGAAATATGTAAAAATAACCGATCCTGTTCCACCTAAGCTTCCGTTATTGTTAGTTAAAGCTATTTCCGACGTAAAAGCGGTGTTAGGAGACTAATATGTCTGATGTATTGATACAAAATGCATTTGCAGAAAATAGAGCTCTTACAAGGTGTTATCTTACTAGAGGAACAGGCAGCTGTTCGTTAAATAGTTTTACTGTAGCAAATAATGGATATTGTGGTACGTTGCTAACATGCGGGAGCCAGCCTGGTAGTGGTAGTGTTAATCCATTAACTTGTTTTACTCAATATTGGTCTTCTTTGCCAACTCTCAATTCCCCAACAGCAGGGTTTAAAGTTTGTGATACATCGGGGTATTACAGATGCGGTGCGCAGTGCAACTGGACAGTTCCAACTGGTGTATGCTGTGTACAATTTCAACTCTGGGGTCCTGGGAGCGGTACAGGTACAAACTGCTGCTGTGGAGGCGCACCTTTCGGTCCGACCGGTGCTTACGCAACTGTAATAATGAACGTTACACCAGGTCATGTTTATTGTTTGTGTGCAGGTTGTGCTTACTGTTGTTATGCTACTGAAACTACACCAGGCTATTGCGGACAACCGTCCCATGTGATAGGATGTGGTCTTACAAGTTTCTGCGCTGATTCAGGAATATCGGACGTATGCTGTTGGAGAGCAGCAGTAGGATCTACATCCAGTGGTTGCCAATTTCCAACA